GTACCATTTCTCGTATTCTGCGCTAACATAATCAAGCGCGGTTATGAAATTTGATTGCTGGTCGATCAAGCCGAACATGGCGGGCACCAATGACCCTTCATGTTGGTGTATGGTTCCACCCTTTAGCCTCGCATCCGGTTTGTCTCTTAGGTTGGTCACACCAGGCGTTATGCCTGTGACGTCTTGATTCTTGTCCAGTATGTCCTTCACGTGGTTCAGTATCTGTCCGAACGTGAATGTTCCCAACTGTTCGTTCAGTGGGTTGGTCGACAGGTTCTCTGGCACTTCGTATATGCCTCTGCTTTTAACCTTGTCCGCCGCGCTGTGGGTGGCTATCCTTATCTGGTCATCCACAGTCAACTGGTCAGTGAATCTCACATACCTGTTTGTTGTTCCATCAACCAGCGTGAAGTCTGTGCCCAGCGTCTTCCTCACACCATTCACCGTTACTGACACTTCGAGGTCCGTCAAACTGCTTGAATTCTCATACACGTCTATCGGGAACAGTCTACGCTCCGTCGCATCCACTATGAATGTCCTGATCACCCTCTGTTTGCTTTCCAGCGTACGCCTTATCCAGGCCGTCCTTGAGTTGTGTGTGGCCCTGCCTGTGGTGTAGTGGAGGTGTCCCTCGGCCAAATTCTTGGTCACCGTGGTCGTTCCGTCCTTGTACGTGAACGTGCCTGACGTGTGGTCAGACTCGAAAACTATGTCTCCGACATTGTTGATGGTGTTGTACTTGACCTTAATGCCAAGTACCGTGTCCGTGGTCGCTGTGTCTGATGTTGCAAACGCGAACGCCTTGGCGCCTGCGAAGGTGGAGTTGGGATATTTTGTGTCATCATCGAAAGACACGTGCTGGTTGTCATACATTCCAAAGAGTGGCTGTTGGTTCACGCCGGTCTTCTGTTGTGCTTCCTTGAAGGTCTCCGATGATGCCTCGTAATAGAAAGTCTTGCCTTGGTTTGTTGTGCCGAACTCTATGAATATGGAATCATTGTCTGCAGGAGTTCCGTCCGACGCCTCTGTCAGGGCTATGACCTGTGTTGAGTCACCCGCCGTCACGAAGTTAACATCGTATATCTTGTTCTTGACCAACGGATCCGTGTCCGCGGCGAACACAACCCTCATTCCGTCCTGTAGTGCGAGTCCGTCAACGATGTAACCTGTCTGTTTGACCACGTCGCTGAATGCATCCGTCGTGACAGTGTCATACAGCGTGACCGAACGCTTGGCCACCGTGCCGTGGTTGTACAGTGCCAGTCCCGAGTCGAACTCTATGATCGGTCTCTTGGCCCTGTCGTCCTCGTTCAATGTTGGCGTGAAGCCACCTATGCGGGCGGTCTCCTCGATCACTGACCTATGGAACCACCTGTTGTATCTCGACCAGGCGTTCTGGTCCAGTGAGTCCCTCTTTATCGTTATGTAATCCTTCTCTTCCGGTGTGTAGAATGCCTTGGCATAGGGACGTGTGTCGTAACCCACTTGGTCATACAGTATGGTGGTCTCTGTGGCGTAACTGCCTGGCGTGATGAGGTCATCCACGTCTGTCAGCGTTATAGCATCGCCAACTCCCTCCACGTAGTATTCTTTGTTCTGGTAGTCCGTGCCCACGAGGCTGTTCTTGAATTTGATCTTCATGCCGTTGGACAGGTCTAGTGTTCTCAGACTGTAGTTCTTGGCTCCAACTATGTCATCCTCCACGTTGATCGCAGTCGTGCTCGTAGCGTCCTTGATCTGTAGTATTCCGTACATGGCGTCATGGTTACCACACTGGTAGTACAGCACGTCAGGTGCCCCAGTGGTGGGAACGGTGAATGTGACGGTGCCGTAGTCTGTGCCCGCGTTGGTCACCCCTGTGGTGAACAGTGTGCTTGTGGAGCCATCTTCCGCCACCATGCTCTTGTACGGTTCGGTCATGATCCAGAAAGGGTGTCCTTTGGCGTTCACGTTAAATTTGTACGTGTTACCCCTGTACAATGTCAGTATGGGGTTATTCTCGTTCTCTCTGTGTGAAAAATTGTAGGCACCCTGCGCCTGATTTGTCACAGAGTATTCTACCACCGCGCTAGGCCCTACCGAGTCTATCTCTATCGATCCCGGACCGTCGGGCATCCAGTAGTACTCCCTGTAGTTGACCAACTTGTCGTAGTCGATGGCCGGGTTCCAACTGTAAACGTACTGCTTGTTGAGCCTGTCGTGATTGTCAACGTTTGCGCCAAAATATTTCAACTGGTTGATGTAGTCATCGTATGTGGCCGTGAATTTGACCTGGTCCTCTGGATTAACTGATGTTGTGTCCCTGTCTGTGTAAGTGACCGCTGGTTCCAACTGATACGCGAACCTGTCCCTGTTTGTTGCTGTCAGGTACCTGTCCGTGACCTTCCTGGTGTATGCGTCCTGCCTTCCAATGAAACCATCCAGCCTCTCCAACGAGCCCTTCTGTATCAGAGGGTCCAGTGTGCTGGCCAGGAATCTCTGGTTGGTGTCCGTCCTGTAGAAAGCCGGCAGGTGTTGCACAGTACGCCTGTACTCGTTGGTGCCCTGCTTGACTACTTCTTGATTTGCCTGTGAATTGATCGGTGTGTCAGCCATTAGTATCCTGCCCCACTACTGCCGGTGCTTGAACCGGAACCTGATGTAGTAGAGCCTGATACCGCTGATCCTGTCGTTGTGTTGGTAGATGTAGATGATGTCGATGTCACAACAGTGCCGGATGCCTCCAGTTGGTTGGCTCCCAATGCACTAATGATTGAAACATCATCAACGGTGGCCCCACTGATGAAAATCTCGTCCGCCGCTGAGTTTATCTGGAACAGAGACCCAAAACTCTGTCCTGATTCGTTTGGCACTATCACAACTGTGAGCAAGTCTGGTGCCAATTCGTTGTGTATGTAAGCGGCTAATTCTGTGAAATAAAAAGTATCTCCGAAGTCCCAGTTGTCTAACGCGAAGAATTCGTTGATGGCGGCTATGACTCTGGTCTTTATCACAGCGTCTGAAATGTTGGTCTTGCTGTTTTTGACCACTTTGAAAGTTGCCTGGAGTTGTTCGTCTGCGTTTGTTCCAAACAGCAGTTTGTATTTTACTGGATGATAAATGATTTGATCAGACAACGATTTCAGTGGGTTAAGCACTCCAGAGTAGTTGATCCTCAGTGCATCTGTGGTAGAAGGTGTGGGTTTCACTCCACCGTCCTGTAACCATATTCTGTAAAGATTGTCATATGTTCTTTCTAAAAGGTATAGGTCAATTATGTTAGACACACTCGGATCGATCCTGGTCTCTTGTCCGGCGTGATGTTTGTACTGAAAGTCTATCGAACTTCTACCTCTCCTTGCATAGTAGTCAGTAGTGGTATCTAGTGTAATTGTCGTGCTGTTGTATTTCTTGACAACATTTTCTGTGTCTGCATAAAAATAGAAAAGTTGTCCGTTCGTGTAACTTGTAGTCGCAAGGTTTATGTCTGCCTCGTTTTCTGTGACAACGAAGTTAGAGGCCGCATATGGCCTGAACCTTTCTATGTCATCATAACTTATGTATTTTTCAAAGAACACAAACTTTGTGCTAACACTAGTATCGGGTTCAATGAATATGTCGAACAGTTCTGGATTGTCAACGACACCATCGTCGTCGCTGTCATAGAAACCTACCTTGACCTTGCGGTTATCTTGGAAGCCATCTGCTTCGGTAACTGTGTCTGTTACTGCCCACGTGATAGGATAACCCACAGCATTTCCTGATGACACAATAGAATTTGTCTTTAGGATTTTGACTGTATCTTTTACTGCCTGTCCAGATTTGTAATCATAAATTTTTTCTTCTGTATCAAAATGAAACTTGTTCTGTGATTCTGATTCAAAAATGTAATCCATTTTCCTGTACGTGACAGTGTAAGTGTTGCCGTCATTGGTGAACTTGAACCACCAACTTGCATCTAAATTCGTGCCTGATGTGTTACCTGAGTTTGCAAGGCTGAACACTGAACTAGTGCTTAGATTCGTTGTAGTGATCACTTTCCAAGTTTCTGAATCAACATCATATCTCAATCCAAAATTTTCATATGCCTCAATCCTGTCCACAAGGTCTGCCTCGAGATTTGTTGAAAACGCCACTGTGAAGTTTGGAATCACTGCATTAAGAACAGCACCGTTTGGAATGATGTTGGCAAGTGTGATAGGCCCTTTTCCGCTTGACAGATTTCCTGTGCCTCCGTTTGAGCCATCACCTACCACTGCGCTGATTTTTGCCCACGCTCTGTCCTCAGAGTCCTCCGTGGACGAAGTCACTAAAGATCCATTTTTAAATTTTCTCGTGTCCGGAGAGGTGAATTTTACAAGGGCACCCGCCTTGGCGTATTTCAAGTTACTTGTTGCAGAGTCACCTGTGGCCAATGCACCACCCGACGTGAAGTAGCCGGTGTTCGTGTTGGTTGTTGTTGTGCTTGAATTCCAAGTGGCTGTCAGAGTCGAAAGATCCTTGAAATCATACTTGTCGTAGTAGAACTGTCTTGAGTATGCTTCTTTCAATTTTGTTTCCACCGAAGAATCAATAACGTTCTGTATCTGTGTCCTGTTATTGAACGAGAATGTGAACGTTGGAGCAGTCTCTTCTCTGTACAAAATTCCATCCTCTGCAAACACACTCACGTTAGAGTATGCACCTGTGGGGTCTAGTATCTCTTTTGCTCTGGATATGCCAGATGCCGCCCTGTTCACTGATCTTACTTTAACTATTTCTTGTGATGCTGAAAGCGGAACCACTTGGTAGTCCTCCGCTGTTATCATCCTGTTCTGTGAGTAGTAGACCTGGCCTGCCTTTTCCCTTATTGAATCATTTGATTCTGTTGCCGCCGCGTTGTACACGCTCGCCTTCAAACTCATTGTGATTGTCAATGTCTGCTGTGAACCATTTGCGTCAATATAATCTACCTCTACCTGTACGTTCTGCATGTCCCTAGGTTGTAACGCATACTTGGCATTGTCACTTACTCTGTAGTATGTCCTGAAAGAACCCAGTGGTAAGTTTGCAAATGTGCCATCACCGAACACAAGGTCGATTGCGTCATTGTTCTTTGTGATGACGTTGAAGATGTTTCTTTCGCTTTTGGCCAATGAATTGTAGATGGCGTTGTTTCCTGACAAAGAAGGAACCTTGGTCCAACTTTCCGCTACCTGTCCGAATTGATCTAACTTGTACAACCATACATCAGAGTCATTGATGTTGCTGGCATCGATATTTCTTACATAGTTAGTGATTGCAGAATCAACTGTGAAATCTGTAGACTGCATCGTTCCCTGCTTGAATAATAAAAAGAATCCTGTGTTGTTAGATGCATCTCCTGAACCATCTTGCCTGTACGCATAGGTCAACCCTGTTCCTTCGATGGGTGCAGATTCATATATGGACTCACTGTCGTTTATCGTTGACGGAACTACCTCGAAAGATCTGTTCACACCCCCAACCGACTTCGCAAAATTAAACATGGGCAGTCCGTTCTGGTTCGAATTCAGAGTATAGATTTCGGTATCTATTCCTCCAATCTTGCCATCTTCTCTGGGATTGCCAAACAACTGCCCTGACTGGTTGGCGGCATTCAGTATGGCTATAAACTGCTCCCTGTAATTTGAGTTTGCCGAGTCGTTCCAGATTATTGTCGAATTTGCTAGGTTTGTTCCTGTGGAATCATTCACATCCTGCGTGGTAGAGATTGCGTCCACTTTCAACAATCCTGTTGCAGGCTTGTTTCTTTTTGCATTGTAGTTGATCAATCTCGCCAATCTTAAAATGCTGTTTCTTCTCTCTGCTGTCTCTAGGAAGTTTTCTCTGGCATTAAGGTCAACCCTGAAAGAAAGTGCCTGAGAAATGTAGGCTATCAAATCTATAAGTGCCACGTACTCAGAACTCTCAACGAAATCGTTGAAATCATCAGGATAGTTCTCCTGAAGATACGCTATCATCGTCCTACGCAAAGTTTCAAAGTCATACGACTTGAAGTCTGCCTGCTGGAAAGCCTGATAGATCTTGCGCCAATCCTCGGCTACTAGTAATCTGTTCTGTCTGTCTGTTGTGGCCATTGTATATACAACGGTATTTATATATTAGGAAATGTGCGTATATTAAGATAGACGCAGAAGTGAGTTTTCGTCGAAGTTGAAACGCAGTTTCTCAGTGATGTTGAGCGGCACAAAAGTGATTGTGGCCTGTATGGCTATGCCTTTGTCTGCTTCGCTGACCAGGATTTCCTCTGTTGCTATGCGTGGGTCTGCATTGAGATTGGCTGTCACGTCCTCCACTATCGCATCTTTCAACTGTTCAGTGAAAGGCTCAAATATTGCATCATATATTATTGTGCCGAATTCGGGATTCTCCACACGTTCTCCCTTACGCACTGACAAACGATTGATGAGATCCTGTTTGGCACACTCGAAATCGTAGATCTTGTAATTCTGGTTTTCTGCCCTCGACGAGAAACCCTTGAAGGTTATCGACTGGTTTTTTGATCCTGAACTGCTGTTGTTGTCTCCGTACGCCATTAGTCTAACTTCCTAAATTCTACATCCACTTTGCTGTAATCTACGACATAGTATCCTGTATCTGTCATTTCTCTTGCCCATGGAACTTCTTGTGCCATGACTCCTACATACCTTCCTGGTATGTTTTTGTATTTAAACGAATAAATGTTAATTCCTTGAGGAGATTTTCCTACATATTCAATATCCTCTTTTAAACGCACATCACTGAAACCCTTGAAAAAACTGCCTATTGCAGATGCGGCCGCGGCCGCGGCTCCTTTGAACGCTGTCGCAACCTGTGTGATCCTTCCCGCGGCTGTTCCTCTCAAGGACGGTGGTAGATTGCTGGCTGATGATCTACCTAATATTGTGCCCGCAAGTTTAGATGACACACTTACTATTTTTCCTGCAACAACCTTGCTGGTTAGTATTTGGTTGATGTCACCAGTTTTTAAGTTTTGAACGACACTTTTCACATTGTAGGCTTCGTTATAACCTGCCGTGAATTTTTCCGAAAGTTGCTTCATCTTGGTCAAGTTCACATCTAAATTTTTCCCTCTCATAGAGGGTGGTAAGTTATTGGCGGAAATTAATGATGCGGCCTTGTCCTTGATTGCTTTTGTGTATTTGTTGGTTTTTAGAATGTTTTTACCTAAGTCCTTGCCTTTGTCGATTGTGTCAATTTTTACATTTTCCACTATCGAATTTACGTCAGTGCCTTTGACTTCTATCAGCCCTTGTGATTCTAGGTATTTCTTCTGGTCTGCAAAGAACTGCAGGTTCCTGATGTACTCGACATCACTCTCCCTGTTCTGTTGCGCCAGGTATTCCAGTGTGCCTGGTGTCTTGCTGAGTGTTTTCCATTTCACAGGATCCTCCCATTGGCTCACTGTCTCGATTATGGCCGACGGTGCCCTAGTGAAAGGTTCGTGTGTGACAAGATTTGGCACTGTGGTCTTTGTCTTCTTGGTGTTGGCCTCTAGAACACTGCCTCTTCCCACAGTCAGGTTTACATCGTTCTGTGACTCGTCTGTGACTATTCCTGCCGCCGCAGGATTCAACCAAGTAGGTCCCCATGCCGGACTTGCTCCAACGGAGTTGAAGTGTACCTGTGAGCCTGCCAAATCTATCCTTCCCCCTGCGCCGTGCAGTTGTGTTCCGCCACTGTATGAAGTTATGCCGGTGCTACCGTAAGTTGACACACTGCCTTTTTGTGAAGATGTGAACACACCGTTTTCTCCCACGTTCATTATGAAGTTTGCGTTGTTGACTAATTCCTTTTCTGCTGTGAACTTGATGCTGTGCTTGGCGTGGAAATTTATATCACCACCTGAGTGTAGATCAAAATTACCATCAGACCTGAGATTGAAACCGTCCTGGGCATAGATGTACATCTTGCCATCACTGCTCATTTCTATCCAACTGTTTCCAGAAGCGTTTGCCAGGTACACAACTCCTTGGGTGTCGTGCATTAGCAGTTGGTGTCCAGATGCTGTTCTGATCCTGGTGAGTTGGTTGTTGCCATTCTGGTCGCCATCGTCCATGACGAAACTGTGTCCTGGGTTCCTGTCTGGTCGCACAGCACTCCCGTTGAGTCCTATGTTGAGTTTCCTAGAATCTTTACGTATCCTGCCTGGCGTGTTGAATCCAAATACTTGGCTAGGCGATTCCCTCTTTGCGGAACTTGTGGTTGTTCCCCTGACGTCGTCCTGTATCAATCCTTGTTCCAACAATTGGTCGGCCAATATGTCATTTACTGGATAACGGAATTGGTTTGCTGATTCTATGGTAGACGCATTGTCTATCATCCTACGATTCTTCTCGCCCACTGGCAGGAAGTCAGTGCCGTAATCGGTCTGTCCTGATATATATCTCTCTCTGGCGTCCAGTCTATCAGACGCCTGCTCTGTGAATTTTGATGCACCATACCCTGGAACCTGTTGGTTGGTGAGTGGCTGTTGCACACAACCTATCCAGAACGCACTCTTCTTCTCGGTCTCGCCCTTGGCGAATATAACCAAAACCTCTGTGTCTATGTCGGGTGGTATTGCCCAGAATCCATAACTGTGCTGGGTGGCCTTGTAGTCATTGGGATCAGACTTGCTGGTTGCGTTGATGCTCTTTGCTCCATAGAAAGGTGACAGGTACTGGCACCACACTATGTTGTCAACTGTTGGACTGGCCGTGTTCGTGAGGGCGGGAATGTTCACTCCCAACCTACCCATCTTCAAAGGGTCAGTCGTTGCCTTGACCACACCAACGTATGGACCCGGATCACTGTCTATGTACTTTTCATTGAAACTCTTCTGGTTGTCCATAGAGTCTGTGAACCCACGCTGGTCAATGTATGACATTATCTTCTCTCTCCTGATCTACCTCTGGCCACGTTTGTAGTTTTTTTAATTACCTCGTTCACTTCACTCTTGGCTCTGTTTGTGATGTTTTCCTTAGTGTTCTCTATGAAACTTTTCCTTGTCCTTATGCCTTTCCAATTTTCTATATCTAGAGGTTCGACCTTGAAATCTCTGTCTGCCGCTTGTCTCAGAATGGCTGGTGCTCCCTCGCCCTGTTGGTTGTTCATTCTCACACAGGTCAGTGTCTGCAGGAACTGTCCATTTTCAAATTTGCTCTCAACCTTCACAACCTGGTATATGCCATTGAAGAACAGATCCTCGTCCCTGTAGGTGGCAGGTTTGCTGAACATCAATCCGTCCTTGTCTGATATGTCATCCGGTATCCTGTATTTGATCAGCACCAGGGGACTTACCTGGTCCGCATTAAAACTCTCTAACTCGTTATCATAGTCTGATCTAGATTTTGGTTTGTTGTTTCCGTCTCCGTCTAACGGCACGTAGATGTCCTGGCAGATGTACGCTGGGTCTCCCAATATGTCCATCTCAACACGTATCATATCAGCCTCTGGGTTTGTGAGGTAGTCATAGAACTCCTGGGCACGTTGTCCTTCGCCTGATACCGTTCCTCCCAGTGCGCTCCTGTTCTTGAGGTTGGATGGATACTGTCTGATCTGTTTGGTAGGCTCCGGATATTTCTCTGCACCAAAAACTTTCTGCCACGCATCGGACACCGTGGCAAATATACCTTCGCCTGCCTTGGCGTCAAAAACGTTACGCATATAGTATGCACTCTTGTAGTTGATCCTTAGGTTCTGAACATCCACGTTCTCGCCTGTGTAGATGTAGTTGTATTCCTTCCTTACCAGTCTGCTGAAATCCAATCGCTTGATGGCCACGCCCGGTTTAATCAATTTCAGGATGTGCACCTTGTACGGCATCGCACGGAATATTATCTTCTTCTTGTGCATCTTGGTGATGTTGTCGAACTTATCAGTATCGGTCTGCACAGTGGCTTTGATTTTGAACCAATCAACGTATTGGTTCTCCAGCAGTATCTTTCCAAAATCTTCCGAGTTGACGATCTTGTTGATCTGTTTGTCTGAGATCTTCTCTCCTCCTTTAATCACGTTTGCACGTTCTAGGTAGGTGACCCAGAAGTCATTGGCTAGACTCTGATAACCATACGCCTCTCTGATTGCGTCCTCGAAGAACTTGACTAGGCTCGTTGTGGTCTCCGCCTTGCCGTTGGCCAACTTGACCTTGGGGGCATCCACTACGAAGTCACTGTTCAATGCTGAGAAGTCGTCGTCCACTGAGTTGTATATTGATTTTGCTTGGTCCTTGTAACCACCGGCACGCTTCTTTACCTCGTCGTCAATTATAAATTCATATTCGTCCTCTATCTCACGTAGGTTGGCCTTCTTCTCTTTCTCCATCTGTTCTTTCAGTTTTGCCTTGACCTGAGTGGTCCATTGTGATGGATAACTTATGGCGTCCACGTTGATGGTAGTCCTTGGAAATTTAAACCTGTCATCGAAGGCCATGTCTGTGTAAGGCACGGCAGTAATATTGTATTGCGCTCCTCCCTCGTTCACATCAAAGTCCACTCGCACTATCAGTATTGGTATTTTACGAGTGGGGACCGCCGTTCTAGCACCAAGTTCTGCCACCTTGCCGTTCTCGTCGAATCCTTTGAAGTCAATGCTCAACAACAGTGGAGCATCTTGGTAATCAACGAATCCGTTCAAAGCGGTGGCGGCACGTACCTTCTCGATGAATGTGACCCCGTATGGCTCGTGTATCTGAAACTCCATCTTGGTGAAGTTTGCCAGGTTACGTTCAGCATTAGGGCCTACAGTGGACAGTATGTTCACGTTTTCGAAGAACACGTCGTGGCTACGTTGCAGTATGGCGATGCTGTCCTGATAGTCTGATTTAAACTTGTTGTATTTCGCTTGAACTATCCTGTCTAGGGCGTCCTGATCTCCTGTTTGACGTGCAACCCTTTCTCCCAAGATATTAGCGTCAGTGATACCACCTGTCTGTGCTACGATGTCATGTGGACGATACCCTGTGTTTAAGAATGACTGTGTTCGTATCTCTTTCTCTGACAGTCCGCTCAATGTAAAAAGTGTTGTGTAGGAGGCAAAGTTATGTAGAATGTTTGGTCTTAGGAATGGTCGTTGCGTCTTATTGCTTTTGCCTAGTATATTATCTTCGTAGAATGACATGTGCTACACTCCCAGGTCTTGTGAGATGTTGGCCGCTTTTGGCAACTGTATGGTCACTCCTGGTTTGAAGTCGTATATTGGATCTTCTATTTGATCTGGATTGCGTTGTGCAAACACCCACCATAGGCGAGGCGTTCCATAAAGGTCGTATGCCAAAAGGTCAGGCCTATATGCATATGTCCTCTCGATCGTGTAACTTTGATCGTCATCCTCGGCAGTGATAGGTCTAGGAACCAGAGTCTCTAGGTTGATTTCATTCTGTGGTGTTGCAAAGTATGGTGATGTTGCTGAATATTTTGCCATTAAATGAATCCTACCTCGTCTCTGCCTTTGCCATTAAGTTCGCCCCTCACGAATCTTGTCATTGAGAAGTCCTTGATACTTTCTCTAGAGTAGATCGGAGTTATCAACACCGAAATGTTTGATAGGGTCGGTGCCCAGGTTTGGTCTTCTCCCTCTGCATTCATGAAGAAACCCGCATCCGCTCCTGTCAATCTCTTGTACGGTGTGTTGCTCTGTTTTGTAGATATGTAATCAATTCCTTGACGTAATTCTATGTTGAAGGAGTTTACCACAACAGGAACCTTGTTGAACATGTGATCACCATATCCTGAAAAGTGTAGTATCGGTGGTGGATTTCCTTTCAGTCCATTTATCGTATCTGATCCGAAAAACATCTTGGTTGCAGTCCTTAGGAAATTCACTGTGGCCACCCAATGTTTTGCGTCCTCAGAATTTTGAACCGGAAACTCACCCAGCACGTTGAATGAATCAACAGATGAGTTCTGGTATGCCTGGAACGGGTAGTTGCTGTGTGTCTGACCTAGTGCATTGTAGTTTGCCGAGTGCTGTATCTGACACAACGGAGTCAGAGGCCAGAATATACCACGTGTCTCTGTCAAAGGTTTAAGCAGATCGTTTCTCTCGAAATCAAAAAAACTTTGCAGTGGAGAACCTTCTGGCACCTGCAACCTCACACGCCAGTCTGTGCTGTCATTCCTTCCAGACCATTTGGCCCTTGCGTTTACCA